TTTTCATGGTTAAAGTTCTCTCCTAGTTAAAATGTTGATGCTGCTATATTATTTAAAGCATAGTCCCCAGCGAAGAAATCTTCTCCAGCATAAGGATTTAAATAAACTGCACCCGATTCCGTCGTACTAACAGTTTCTGTATTTTCTCTATTTAGGTGATACGAAGAAGACTCTGAAATATTTGCTGCATCAGCAAACACCTTAGAAACCTCAAGAGCAGGAGATTCAGTAATAGAAGCTCCATCACTTAAATAATACCTTATCTGCAATGTTGTTGGAGATAAAGTTGTACCTAAATCTATTACATTTGTAATCTTATAATTACCAAATAATGCTGTTCCAGTTGGATGTATATACGACTTTATTAAATCTCTATAACTAGAAAGCAGTTCGTCAATTCTAATTTCATACGAATAAGCTTGATAATATCTGCTATCTTGTATGAAGATAGCATCTGAAACAAATCCATCGTTTTTAGAATAATATCCTGGATATGTATTAAGTGCTCCAGTATAAAATTTTAAAGTAGCAACATTATCCGTATCAGAACTAAACGTATAAGAATCTGTAAATCCACCTAAAGCTGTTCCTGCAAAAGCTGGGTCTGAATAATCCAGATCCCAGTAATCAGGATTGATAATAAATCCAGATTCAGATATTCCTGTTGTATAGGTGCTACTTGGAACGTTAAATTGCTCCACACTGTTTAATGAAACAGATATAGGAGAAGGATCTACAAAAGAAGTTAGAGTTGGATTTAAATTTATAGTAAAGTTATTTACATATCCATATCCAAAAGCAATAATTTTATATTTTTGTATTGCTCCTAAAGAAGAAACTTGAGTTATTTTAATTTTAGCCCCAGATCCTTCTGAAGAATCTATATCAAAAATTTGACCAACTGTAAAGTTTGCTCCAGCATTTAATATCTCAGAACGAACAATAGTTCCTAACAAAGTACCAACAAAGGTAGTAGAATATCTTAAAGTATCACCGATAGAAACACTTCCATAATATCTTTGTACAAAAACTTCATAAATCCCAGAAGAAACTAATATAACTCGTTCAACGAAAGTCGTTGTAATTAACAAACCATCAGAATTATATACATTTACTTCTTTACCAACTATACTTAAAGCATCTCCAGAAGTAACACTTACATAAAAAGAAAGATCTTGTTGCCACTTTCCATCTGAAGCTCGTAACATAGCTTCACTAGGATAGTAAACCTCTATCTCTTTACCATATAAAGCTCTAAACAAAAATTTATATGCAGCTTCACTACCTTTAGCAGAAAAGTACTGCTTGGCTTTTCTTATGATGGTTTCTTTTTCATTTAAGTTAGCATAATTTGGAAAAGACTGTTCAGCAAGTACATTTAATTCGTTTTTAAATTGCTGAATAAAGCTGTCAACAGTTTCATCTAAATTTCTATAATCTTCAATGTTTCTTCCATTGTAGTTGGCATCCAAATATGCATAATATGCTTCAACGAATGAAACAAATGAAGGGTATTCATCCCGAATAAACTCAGGAAGTTGCCTTGCTACAATCGTCGATATATTTGGTTTAATTGTCGCCATTATGATCTACTGGTTGTAAACTTGTAGTTTGTTCCGCCGCCTGTATTACCAAGCGAGAAGGAGTCAGTAATTACACTGACTGTTATCTCGTCATCTAATATAACTGAGATTTGATTGCGAGCAGTTACAACATCGTAAGAAGAAGGTTTAATAAAGAACTTAAACGCAGTAACTCCAGTGCCAAGAGAAGTAATATTTAATGTTGGAACATTAATTGTTCCTGTTGAGTAAGTAACAGTTCCTATATTGTTATTAACGTAGTTTCTTTCTGTTGCGCTTACTAGATAATATAATCTTAAATTTCCCTTACCGTCATCATCAATGTAGTATTCGTTATCTGCATCTCCATCTATATAAAATGCAGTTGTAGTAATACTATCTTCTGGTTGTCCAGAACTGTATATTGGGTTAATAATGTTAAACTTGTACTGTGAATCTACGCCATAAACTGGAGAAACTGGTTTGTGAAGAGTTACCTTTGTAATATTACTTACTATTCCAGATTCACTTGCATCTATTAGTCTGCTAAGTTTTGAGATTCTAAATACGCTATCAAATTTTTCTAAATCTGTAGTATTATAATTTTTTATTATACCCTCTACAATAGCTTTAATATCTGCAGCCGAACGAGTAGTTAATCTTGGATTATAGTAAACCGCTGAGTTTACAGCTACGTGAATATACTCAGGGTCAACAATTTCTGGAGTAATAGAAACAACATTTCTTGGCTTTAGTACCTCAGTAATTATCTGAGACTTTTGTGCAGCAGTAAGTGCAGTAGCTCCTGTTGGTTTAATTGAGCAAAATACTTTACCATAAACTGGAGGATCATTATCTTCTCCACCCCAAACACTAACAGCTTCAACATTAGAAACTTCTGCAGTAATTAAACTCTTATAATCTTCACTAGTAACTCCTCTGTTTTGTGTTGAATAATGCCGAGGAGCATTGAAGCGAATACTTTCTATATTTTCAATGTCTGTTCCACCTGAAGCAGCAGAAACAGTAGTTGCTGAAACAGTACCACCTAATAGTGAAGAACCACTATATGTAAATAATTTTGCACTATTGGCAGCATCTTTATTAGTAATAATGTAATTTAAAGTTACTACATTACCATTAGATAATGCTTTTCCTATTGTTCCATCTCCAAAAACTATCTCATATAGCTCATCTTGAATTTCTTTTACAAAATAAACCTCGCTGGTTGATGTTAAACCTAATATATTACTACCTTCAGTATATGTTCTAAACAATCCTGTCGCTGCTGACTCTTGAACCTGAACAGTTAAAGTTGCAAGGTCGCATGCTGCGTTTGGTATAATATATCTTTGACCAGAGGATGCAGTGTATTTAAAACTTAATTGTGTTCCCTCTCGGATATTTACATTTTGAAAAAGATATTCTGATCCATCTAGATATGTTGTATATTCTTCGGTTGTATAAAATGTATAAGTTGTTCCAGAAATAGTAGAAGTAAATGTAGAATATTTTGGAAGAGATAACGTTGCAGGAGTAGAAGAAGTAGAGGTAACTCTAACATCTATAACTGCTCTTGGTGCTGTAGCTGATCTTGGAGTATAACCCAAAGATTTAGCAATAGATACTACATTATCACGTTTTGAAGCTGAATCTAAGAAAGTTTCATTAACAGCAAGGTTTGTATATAAAGCATTATAATGTGTATTATATGCTAATACATCTAAAAGAACTGATAGACCAGATCCTTCAAAATCATAATCTGAAAATTCAGCTTGTCCAGTAAGATAAGTTTTTAAATTAGACTTAATGTTGTCAAAATCTAATTCAGCTACATTTATTCTTTTATTTGCCATTATCGTGTTCTCTTGAGGAATAAATCTATTGCTATTGGTGTTTCTGTGTTTACTATTCTAAAAACAATAGAAATATTATAAGTATTATTTTCTATGTTATCTGTAATTTGCACAGAAATTAATTTTACTCTTGGTTCAAAATTTATAATAGTATCTTCTATAGATCTTTTAAGTATAGCAGAGGTCATTGGACCTGCAGGTTCAAATAACAAGGATCGAACCTGAGATCCTATTTCACTGTGGAAAGGTCGCTCATAGTTCTGAGTTAATATTAAATTACGTACAGACTGTTTAATTGCTGCCTCATCGTACTTTCTAGCTACGTCTCCCGTAACTGGATGAGCAGTAAAATTGAGGTCTATATCTTTAAAAGTTCTAGTGTTGCGTGCCATTTAGTTATTTATATCTACTCTATGAAACTATTGGGAGAACCCTGCCCACAAGCATCTCCACAAACAATATCGTCTCCAATCCTAGCAGCCAAATTTCCCTCTATATAAGTCTTTCTAGCTCCACTGGATGGCGCTCTTTCTGTTCCTGAATGAGTTACTAAGCCACAAGTATGGGCTACATACTGACAGGATGAGTTTATTACTCCAGCTAATTTGCCATTAAAATAAGTCTTTTGTACAGGAGTGGACTGAAGAACCGTTGGAGCAAAGCATCCATGTCCTGTTGAAGTATCTCCTATTCGTATAACTGCTGGCATAGTTTTATTTAGGCATCTAGTACAGTATTTCGTAAATTTTGTCTATGTTGCAACAATTCTAAATACTCGTCATTGGTCAATGAAGTTGTTGCTCCAAGATCTACCTGATCTCTATGGCGTATAACCTTCCAATCGGTTAATCTAAGCTCATTTTCTGCCTTTACAGACAAAGAAAGCTCTGTATCATCTATACCACCAGTTTCTGGATTAAACACTTGTCCTTCCACAAATCCCAAACCGTTATAAGAAGTTACTTCCTTAATTGTGTATCCTTCTCCTGCAGTTGGTGCTGTGTCTACATTAATATACAATCCAAGTATCACATTATTCTCATCAACTTCAACGTATGTTGCCATATTATTCCTTATTATGTTATCGTTCCTACTATTGTAAATGAATATCCTGCAGCTCCACCAGAACTATCTGTTGCTCCAACTTGTGTCGGTCCATACGTACTGTTCACACTTTGGTTAATTGTTATAGAACCAGATCCGTTACGTCCAGAAGAAGATATGGTCACATTAATATTAGAGCGTCCACTCTTACTAAAAGTATACCGAGTTATATCTCCTTGCGCATTACCTCCACAATCGCCTCGTCCAGTATGAATACTTCCACTTGGTTCTCTACTTTGAATTCTTATATTACCGTTTCCATCATAATATACTGTAGCATAATGGTCTACACACTGAGTAAAAGAAACATTTACTGCAATAGCGTTTGATTTTCCATAAAAATCATTAAACGAAATAGCACCACTACTAAATGTTCCACTGGCATGTGAAGTTCCACGGTAAGAATTTAAATCATTTCCTCTACCAAACTCAGTGTTAATATCTGCAATTGATATTGCACCACTTGACTGTAGAGCCATTACTCACCTTTCAACTTTTTAACTTCTGCACTTAATTCCTTAATTGCTTCAATTAATAGAGGAACTATTTTTTCATATCTTACCGTAAGGTAATCTTCTCCAGATTTACTTACATTTCTATTTAATTCCTCGCTCCACTCCTGATCAAACGGAGCATATGCAACTGCCTGCGGAAGAACTTCTTGAACTTCTTGAGCTAAAACTCCAGCATCAAATTGTTTATGCTCGGGGACAAAACCCAATTTTATAGCTTCATCTTTCCAATCAAAAGTAACTCCCTGAAGTTTGTTTACCTTTTCTAAAGCATTTGATATTGGAACTATATTTTCTTTTAATCTTACATCTGAAGAATATCCTGTAACGTTTCCTACTGCAGCAAAGTCTCCACCACAGGTAGCAGCATTATTAGAAAGATTAAAAATAAATGGCCATTGGCTACTAACTTGAACCCAAGATCTCGTGTCAGTTCCTCCACGCAAAACATATAGTAAGTTACTATTATTATGGAGCATAGCTGACATTTGATCAGTGTCTCTAAAATATATGGTTGGAGAACCGCCTCTTACAGTAAGCTCATTTGCATTAAAATACGCTGTTCCATCAACATGAAGTTTATAATCAGGACTAGTAGTACCAATACCAACGTCGCCAGAATTATAATATATGTCAGATCCAGAAGTTGTCCACTGGGAAGATGTCAATCCAGAAACAGTAGTATTTAACGAATCAACAGTTCCACTTAATGTGGTAACAGTTCCACTTAGTGTACTAACAGTTCCGCTTAGTGTGGTAACAGTACCATTTAGTGTATTAAAATCGTCTTCTACAGTGGTAAAATTATCATCCAACAAAGAAAGTTGGATTGTTCCACTTTTATCTGCAAAACTATTAGGTATATCCATCTAAATTATTCCCAAGTAACTTCTTGTCCTCTGGCGTTTAACCAAGTTACGGTTTCAGCCGAATTATTTATCCAAACAATTCCAGAAGGAACAGTTCTTTTAACATATGATTTTAGTAAAAATTTTCCAGCATCCCAATCATTATTAATAGTTATTGTATACGTTTTAGATTGTCCATCTGCAGTAGCCAAATAACTATATGTTCTGCTGGTTGTAGATTCTGGAACATAATAAATCATTTCACTTAACTCGTCTAAATCTATATCGCTAAAACTAGTAACATCTACAAAAGTATCATTTATGGTTCTATATTGTATAGTGTCTGTAAATACATTATCATAATATCCTGTTATGGTAGCTGGATCATCATTCGACAAAGTCAACGTAGTAGGATCTGTTTGCTGTGGTGTTAATGTAACGATATAACTAGTGCCACCATCGGTATAAGTTATGGTCTCAGAAACATCTGACAACTCATTATAAGTTCCTAAATTTGTGTCTGTCGGTGACCAAGCCATATTATGTTATCAAAGTAAATGTTCCCATACTTCCAATCAATTTGTGATCCCTCATAGTAAAGTGCTGTTTTCTTTGTCCTTTAACCAAAGAAGTAATGTGAATCCAAACAGTATTCTTTCCTGCATACTCTAAAATCAGCTGATCATAAGGAACTAATTTCTGCATTTCTTGAATCGCCTCATAATGTTCTTTTCTACTATATCCAGATATAACTATATCAGCAGCACTTCCTATATTGTGCTTAGAATTGGGGGTTGGTGGATTAGTGTCGTATGGTCGACGGAACCCACTTGATATCATAATTCCTGGCCATTTTTCTTTAATTGGATCTAAAACATTAATACACAAAGCTTTTAAGTTGCAAACTATTTGTTGAGCTGTGTAACCACCATAAGCTCGCACTGGTCTAGAACCACCAGATGTCAAATCTCCAAGTGTGAAATATTCTGATAAAACTAATGATGGACTAAACTCCCAAATTTGCATCGATAGAATAGTATCACAATTTGGCTCTACTGGAACAAGATTATTTTTAACTGGACTTACTAATGATTCTGTAGTACCTGAATCGATTTCGTCAGAAGCAATATTTCCTCTTTCCAACTGTTTAGCTCTGTGAGCTGAAGGATCTCCTTCATCTGGAGATTCAAAAGCTTGTGATGTTGTTAAAGATCTAGTTACTAAAGATAAATCACCAAAAGCTGGAGTTATCGTAGTTTTAACATTTTCAGGAGCTGACAATCCACTAGAAGCAGCACCAGTACCAAAATCTCCACGAACATAATCTACTGCAAAATTCCCACCTGCTTTAATATCAATATTCCCAGTAGTTTCCATTTTAATAGAAGCAGCCTTCAACGCATATTCACCACCAACTGACATCTTAGCGTTACCACTAACATTAACTGTAGCATTGTTGTAAATGTTTATAGTAGTTGCGCCATCAACTTCTAAATCTAACGCATTTTTAACTTTAACCTTCTGTGAACCATCAATCGTAACATATTGAGATCCTATAATGTGAACATATCCATTGCGTTCTAAGATTTCATAACCATCACCAACTATACGATTTACTTGAGTTCCATTTGCATCTATTTCAGTGAATGTTCCAGATTTATGGTGTAAATTAATTCTCTCACTGTTTTCTGTGTCATCAAACTCAAATATGTGTCCAGATTCACTACAATAAACATGATTGAATGGATATTGAGCATTGTAAGGTATTGGAGATTGATCCCATGTTGATGTAGAGTTGGCGATAGCAACGTTTTTATCTCTTTTTGATTCTTTTTGGAAAACTATTGTATTAGTAATATCCTCATTTCTTGCCAACTTATTGGTATCAGGTTCGTTAATATAGAGGGGATATTTACCATCTGGATCTCTAAATCCATATTGTGTAGAAACTCCATTATCTTTTTTGCCAGTTGATCGCTCAACAACATTTCCCTTAGAGTCAGTAGTAGATTCACCAACTGCTTTTTCAGTTTGTTTTGTAGAAGCTAATTGACCCAGTTTATTGGGAATTCCATCTTTTAAAAAGAGTTCTTTCTCAGCTTTCCTTCTTGTAACTAGCCCTGGTAAAACCTTTGGATTATTTTGTGAATCTTTTGTATATATCCAGTCGCCAAATCTTGCAGCAGCATTATTATATTTTGATCCATTTAATTCACTTAGTAATTTTGAACTTCGAAATGCATCTGGTCCAACATTATATGAGAAACAGCATAATGCATCTACCATAGATTGTGTAACCAAAGAAGTTACATTACCCTTTACAGCTGGTAAAAATGTGTTGGATAAGTCTTTCTTTAAAAAGATTTCAGCTTCTTCTTTTGTAATTCTTCTTCCTTTTTCAACTGGTTTGCCATCTATAAAAGTTGTACCCCAACCAACAGCCCACTTTCCTTTAGTGTCTTGATAAGCTACTAATTTTAATCCTTCGCTTTGTTTAATCAGAGCAATAGCATCATCGCTAACAGAAGAAAAATCTCGAGCTGGTCTCAACCCAACATAGTTTGGAGTCGAAGAAAGTTCTGTTTCTTCAATATCCCCAGTAATTATCACTTCACCGTTTTCGTCAGTTATTGCACTAGTTCCAGAAGTTACAACTCCATAGCTGTCTTTTATAACTAAGGCATTGTTATCTTCATCAACTGATCCAAAATCTTGAGGGATGCCACCAACAGTTCCCAAAATAATTGGCTGTTGATTGTAAGGAGAATCTCTAAATAAAATTACTACCCAAGTTCCTTCTACTGGACCTGTTGGACTAAATCCTATACCACTCATTGCGGCTGAAGTTAATGGTTGCATTGGATGCGCCCACGGAAGGTCAGTTGTAGGCAACTCTGCTTTATTGTGTGTGTGAATTCCAACTATTCTAACTTGACAACGACCAAGTTTAAGAGGATCTATTCTGTTTTCAACTACACCTGTATAGACCTGCATTATGTATTACCTTTTAGTTCATAAATTAATGAGTCTTTTATTAATTCGATATGACATTCATGCCTAGTTCTTGATATAAAATGATTTATAGCTGATATTAAATAATTTCCAGAATAAAGTTCATCAATTAAATCTTGTGAGATTTCTTTTCCAGTATTTGGAACATTTTTATAACATTTAAAATTAACTTTTTGCCCAACTGTATAATCAGTTCTCCCTGGAACAATAATTTCTATTTTGTGAGAATTAAATTGTCCAACAACAGAAGCACGTTTTTGTAAAAAATCTAAACCAGTTGAATCAGTATATCCACTATTGTTTAAGAAACTTTTCGGTCCAGCAAATATTACTGCATCTGATCTCCTAACAGTTAATCTTGAGCTAATTCCAGATTTAATATTTAAGTGCTCTTCTTTTTTATAATTACTAAAGGCATCATAATTTTTATATGTATATTTTTTTGTTAAAATATCATGTCCTATTAATTTAGAAGCATAAGTACCGCCTTTAATTCTATCAATGTAATCGTAAACAACTGGAATGTTAAGCTGCTCTACTCTTTTGTAATCTTCATTTATTTCTTTTTGAGTTCTTCCCTGCAATGAATATTGCGCAGTATAGTTATCATAAATAAAATTTATATCAGAAGAAAGTAATGCCAATCTTTCTAATGTTAAAAAATTAAATCCGTTTCTATTTTCAAAGAAAAAATATGACGGATTACCTTTAGTATTGGTTGAACGTTCAGAAATGTACTCTAAATTAACTTTAGGACTCCAATAGTTAGAAACATATCTTATAGAGTTAGAAGTTTCTTCAATATTTAATCTTTTCTTCGTCTCTAAACCATAACTAGAAGTTACTATATTTTCAACAATATTTGAACACCTTCCTTGGAACGATTTACTAATTTTTTTATTGATGTCAGTCAATCCTTCTATAGAAATAAAGTGCAACTTATATGTTAATCTTTTATCACCAAGATAAACTCTATCGCTAGACTTGTAAATATAAAACAATCCTTTTATAGAACGATTTATTCCATCAGAAACTCTATCTAGTGAAGGGGTAACAATTTCTAAGTTTAAAAACTCTTCACCGACCATAGGAAAAAGATTAACCAAATCCAGAGTGTCATCAATAATTAAAGTTCCAGTCATAAAAGGTGTAAACACTCCTTCAAATACTTGAATACTAGAAATTTGCAAAGTTATGTCTTGACCGAAGCCAGAAGTATTGACGATTTCTACTTTCTTTATATCAACATCGCCAGCAAATCTTACTTCATTTAAAGTTGTATCAGCCATTAAATTATATCTTCAAATTCTCGTACTATTTGATTTAGGAGAGATGGTGCAATTAATTTTATTCTTCGTTTCTTCTCATTTTCAGCATCCTCATATGCATAGTTGGAAACTGATGTAGCTTCAGCATTATCAGAATCAACCTGATAACCACTTGAATCTATATAATGATGAATAGCATATTCATTACCAGAACCATATTTTTGAGTTACATACTTATACAGTTCTTTTTGTTGCATTGGAAAATCTTTAATCCAATCATACTTTTGATTTGAAAGCATAACTACCCAATGATATTCTGGAGAACCATATATCTTTTCTGCAATTATTTCTGGAGTATCTCCATCTCTTATATCATATTCATCATACAAAGTAACATTAGAAAAGGATGATGTTCTAAATCTAACATTTTTGGTAATATCCTTTACTATGGTTATGACCCTATCAGTATTGTTACTTGAATACTGAAAGTCATATAAAAAATTGTTAAATTTTCTAAAGTACATTACATTCCATCCTCAATTTTATCTTTAGTGAGAAGAGCAAGTTCTTTAAATGTCAATGCAATATTAATTTGAGTTGGCATTCCATCATGAAATGTTGTAAACTGCCCCTGTGGAGTATAATTAACGTTCATATTAGTTAATACACAAGAAGTATGTCGATGGAGATTTAAGTTTTCCTTATCTCCATGATAGTAATATATGTCAAATTCAGAAGGATATACATACAACCAGTTACCATCATCTTTAAATTCAGGATGCATATGATATTTAAAAGATGATATAATATTCCTAACTGATTGAGCTTCTTTCTCATCTCTTGGATAAAATTGATAGTCAAAGGTAAATGTTCTAAAATCTACACCTCTAAATATTTGCTCCTTTTTAGGATTAGCAGCTAATCCACTCAGTGCTGAAAGTGCGGCAGGAGCTAAATTTAAACCAGTAGCTGTTATAGCTGCCCTACCTTGTTTTAAATCTTGAAGAATTTTTGAACCTAATCCTCTCATAGATTTAGAAGCAACTGCATCAGTCAAAGATTTAATTACATCACCTGCAATTTGACCAGCTTCTGCTAACGCCATAAATCCAGAAGTACCTTCTTCATCCCACTGCATTCCATAGTTAATGTTTAGTGTATTTGGAACATGTAATGTAATGGCAGTTTTTAATCTTTTTTGTGGACGAGTAAATCCAGCAGATTCACTGGCTACTAAAGCTCCTTGAGCTACACCCAGCGCACCTCCAGTAAGTCCTCCACCACCTGGAACTCCACTAGCCTGTCCAAATATAGTTCCATACCCAGCTCCAGTTAAACCAGTAGCTGTAATTACTTGTGTACTATTAGGTTTTCTAGCAATACCATCTCCTCTATCTCTAGTAGGAATTTCTTCCACGATGTTATCTTCTTGCTGAGCTCTTCTAACATACTTTGAATCTTCAGAAACATTGATATAAAAAACAACGTAGTTATCTCCATATCTGGGATCATCAGAAACAAGATCTATTGGATAAGAGTGGTTTTCAATTTTATATTTGTTTCTGTCAAATTTAGTAGCATCGCCTCTTGGTTTATACTCTAAACTATGTTCTTCCTGTAAATCAGTAACAACTCCCCCAGCAGCATCTGATATTCTCTGGAACAATGAAGGTTCTTGATTGACGTTAGTGGTAAATGCTACTGATTTTTCGTATTCTGCCATCTTTGATCTCTAAATAAATAGGTAATTATTAGTTTTATTTATATATGTTTCACAAAAGAAAATATAAACCCCAAAATCCCGAAAAATATTTAGGAGACCCAAGTAACATTATAATGCGAAGTTCTTGGGAAGTGAGATTTGCTATTTGGTGCGACAAAAACCCCAAAGTTCTTAGATGGCAAAGTGAGGAAACAGTTGTTCCATATAGATGCCCTACTGATAATAAAATTCATCGGTATTTTATAGACTTTAGGGTACAAGTTAAGGACAAAAATGACCTTCTAAAGACTTATTTAGTTGAAATAAAGCCAGAGGAACAGACAAAACCACCAAATTATCCAGGAAAAAGGACTAAAAAATATCTAGCAGAATCCTTCTATTTCATCAAAAATCAGGCAAAATGGGAGGCAGCAAAGAATTTTGCTAAAGATAGAGGGTGGGATTTCATAATTTTAACCGAAAAACACCTTGGAATTAACTAAATAAATAACATATGGCAACCAGTTTACTTAAAATATTTGAGCAGAATCAGTATAATCTTGAGGAAGCTAAAGAAAAGTCTAGAACTTGGTTTGATCAACAAGTTTTATTGATGAGAAGGAAAAGATACACTCCACGACAGGTTTTAGCAGACAACAGAGCTTCACTGACTCAAAAAATATTTCTTGGTAAGCTATACATGTTTGTATACGACGCTAAAACTAAGGAAGAATTGCCTTATTGGGACAAATTTCCACTTGTTTTTCCGTTTAAGGTAGTTTCAGATGGATTTTTGGGAATAAATTTACATTATTTGCCGTATTATATGAGAATTAGGATATTAGATCGACTTATGATGTTTGCATCTAACAAAAAAATGAACGAAACCACTAGATTAAGGATGTCTTGGGGTATGTTAGAGGGTTCTACTAGATTTGCACCAGTAAAAGCTTGTGTAAAACACTATTTAAAGTCAAATGTAAAGAGTTTATTTAAAGAAATACCAGCCAACGACTGGACTACAGCAATGTTACTCCCTGTAGAGCAATTTACAGGAGCTGCCCCAGTAAGAGTTTGGGCAGAATCTAGAAAAATAGGGAAATTTTAATGGCAAGAGACAGTACAATAACCAATTTTATAGCTAAAGTCAAATCAGACGGGTTAGCTAGAAGTAATAGGTTTGCAGTAGAGTTTTCTCTCCCACAAACTATTATTCCATACGGTGGACAACATAATAACAAAAATTTAAGAGACATATTATTATTTTGCGACACTGCTCAACTTCCAGGAATAAATTTTTCCACCACACAATCTAGAACTTTTGGAGAATTTAGAGAAATTCCATATGAAAAATTATTCGATCCAATAACTCTGTCTTTTTATGTTGACACTAAGCTGAACGTAAAGCAGCTATTTGATACCTGGACTGAAACAATACAGGATCCCTTTAAAAAAACATTTAATTATTACAATTATTATACAACAAATCTAGATATATATGTGTTAGACGTAAATAATAAGGTTAAGTATAAATGTAAGTTGTTTGAAGCATATCCAAAAACTGTAGCTGCAATAGCATTAGATCAAGCTGCTAAAGACGTAATGAGACTGAATGTAACAATGCAATATAGAAATTATGCTACTAGTTCTTTTGAGGATGAATTGTCTGGAAATTCAATAATTTCTGTTCCTTCTGATTATTACTATAATAATAAGCAGTTTCAAGGTAAGTTCAACGACTTTAATAATGTTTTCCAAAATAATGCTGAACAAACCAATACACAAAACGTTGATGGTGGTTATGGCGGAACAACCAGCTTTAGTTAATGAGAGATATTAATGAAAATAGATGATAATTTGTCAAAGGTTTTTGATTTAGATGAAATGAAAGAAGAAAATTTAGAAACAAAAGAGGGGGAAATAGTTGCAGCATCAGCGACCGCAGTTCAAGATGACTATGATGCAACTAGAAAAAACCTTCATATATTATTAATGCAAGGTCAAGATGCTCTTGTAAATGCTCTAGAAGTAGCAAAACAATCTGAACATCCCCGTGCATTTGAGGTTGTGGGTAATTTAGTGAAACAACTTGCTGACGTAAATCAACAGTTAATGGATTTACATAAACAAAAACAGCAAATAGATAACCCCAAAGGAAGCAAGTCAGAAAAAAATGTAACCAACAATTCAATTTTTGTTGGAAGCACAGCTGAGTTGAATAAGTTAATTTCGAATATGAATAAAGGAGAATAGTTATGGCATTACCCATACAAAGCGCACCATCATATAATACAGTTATTCCTTCAACTGGAGAAAAAATAAATTTTAGACCATTTTTAGTGAAGGAACAAAAAGCTTTATTACTAGCTCAACAGAGCAATGAACAAAAAACTATGATTGACACATTGAAGGGTGTTATCTCTTCATGTACAATGGATAAAATAAACATTAACACATTAGCGATATTTGATTTAGAATATTTGTTCACTCAAATTAGAGCTAAATCTGTTGGTGAAATAGTAGAATTGATATTTAATTGTGATACTTGTGAGGATGAAAAGGCAAAAGCTAAAGTTGATATCGATCTAACATCTATATCTATAACAAAAAACGAATCTCATACTAAAAAAATACCCCTGTTTGATGATGTAGGTGTTGTTATGAAATATCCAAACATAGACATGCTTGAAGCTATTGGAAATATAGACACAAATAGTGTTGATTCATTATTTGCTGTTTTGGTTAAATGTATAGATTATATTTACAATGGAGAAGAAATATTCTACAGTAATGAGACAAAAGAAAGTGAGTTGGCAGAATTTATAAACAATTTGGACCAAAAACAATTTCAAAAAATACAAAACTTTTTCCAATCCATGCCAAAATTGTCAGTTGATGTAAGCTATGATTGTCCTATTTGTAAAAAACATCATGAGCAGAAAGTTGAGGGTATGAACAATTTTTTTTAATTAACCTTAGTCATGAAGAACTTGGAAACTATTATAACATGAATTTTGCTTTAATGCAATATCATAAATATAGTTTATCGGAAATTGAAGATATGATACCATTTGAGCGTGATGTATATGTTGGACTATTAATAAACTACCTAGAAGAAGAAAAGAAAAAGATAGAGAGTAGAAAATAATATGGCAAATTTCAACTCAATTTTAGCAGCCCAATCTATAAATGTTAGTTCTGCAAGTAAAGAACAGCAGATAGAGCAAACTAAATTTAGTGAAAGCATACTAAAGGAATTGCAAGATCAGTCAAAGTATTTGAGTGAATTGGTTAAGCTTGACAAAGAAGACCTTAAAGATGCGAAAAAAGTTAAAAAGTCTGGTGGTGGGCTTTTGGGTGGCATAGGCGCAGGTCTTTTAGGTGGCGCAGGATTGCTAAAAGATATGTTTGGTGGAGTTTTAAAGGGGGTTGGATCTGCTCTCGGTGGTCTTGGAGGATTTTTATTTGATGGTCTAAAAACAATACTTACCAACAAATTTTTTGGAGCTCTAGCATTAGGTGGATTAGCAATATTCTTCAAAGATGAACTTGGAGATATGCTAGGAGGGCTTGGGAAAAAACTTAGTGGATTATTTCAAGGATTAGGTAAATCTGCAGATGAATCAATAACAGCTGCTGGATGGGATCTTGGATTTTCCTTTGAAACTTTATTCAAAGATACTGGAGCTTTTCTTAAAGATCTTGGTAAGTGGATAAATGAAAACTTAATAACACCAATAAAAGATTATGTTGTTGAAAATTGGCCAATCTGGAAACAATATATCATAGACGGATTCAAAGCAGGAGGAGAATTATTAAGGAAAAAAATTGAAGATTGGATTGGAGTAGATGTAGTAGAGTGGTGGGATGAGTGGGGAGAAATAGTTAGGGTTGGAGTAGTTGCAGCTTTTGGTACAGTTTTTGGAGCAAAATTTTTTGTTGGAATACTAGCAAGAGCATTTCCAGGAATAGCATTGGGCGGAGCACTAGCCAATGGATTAATAGAAGGGTTTAAAGAATGGTCAGAGAGTAGAGATTTCGCAGATTCTTTAATAGCAGGATTGGGTGGTGTGTTATCCTTCTTAACATTTGGACTACTAGGAGAAGCTGAGGTAAGAGCAATAGGAAGTAAGTTATACGATTTAGTAATTGCACCAATTGTAGAAGTATTTGATGATTTTGGAGATGGGGTAGCTAGAATTTGGCTTGATCTTAAGAAAAAATTAAATGAGTGGTTTGGAGTGTTTGACGAAGATGATCTAAAAGCTGAGGAAAACGCACTAAAAATAAAAGAATATAAGAAAACACAATTAGACATAGAATCTAGAAAACAAAAAGTAGCTAAAGAAAAAGCTGACAGAGAAAAGATACTTAAAAGAGATCCAAAAGCGGATGTATCAGTTCTGGATGAAAGTATATCTTCACAAGAAAGAACTATAACACATCTAGAAAACGTTCAAGCTTCTAGAGCTGCAGCAATTGGCAATATGCAAAAAGAGATGGCAAATTATGAAGCTGACAAAATAGAAAACATGAAACTATCTGAATTTGATCCAGCAGCACAAGAACTTATTAATAGGCAAAAGGTTCTTCGTGCTGAACAGGAAAAAGTGTCTGAATCACAATCTGCTCATAAGGTAGGGTCGAGATGGTGGAATGATGGTGAGAAAGAAATGGAGAGATTAAAAGCGGAGGATAATAAAATACAAATAAAGCTTAATGCAATAGAAACTAGAAAAAAACAGGCTGCTGCCAATATTAGAAACTCAGGTAACGTAGTTAACGAAGATCTAGCAGCACCACCTAACAGAGTTAATACAGGATATGATCCGTTTGGTAGCAGTTATTATACTCCAGTAAATCCTCCTATGAGGTCAGAAAGTTTAGAAGTAAACAAAATGTCTTCCGAAGTTGATGATGGAAGGAATGCTGCATTTCGACCAGTTAGTGCTACTACCGTTGTTCAAGATAATAGACAAACATCAATAGCTAGAAATGTTGCTCCAAGAATTGGAATAAAGAATGAAGAACCAACTATAAATTTCTTCTTAAGAAATACTCCACAATTTGGAGGGTAAGAGGGGAGCCAAGCTCCCCTTTCTTTTTACTCGTCTTCGTCAGCTATCTTTTGAAAGTATGATAACATTCCGTCGTCATCATCTCCAGAAGCAGTTACTGCAGCTTTAGGTCTAGGACGATCTTCTTC